TTCCTCATTTCTGAGGCTTGGCTCAGGATTGCCCTCACCTTAATGTTAGGGGTTTCCCTGAGTTCACAGAATTTTCATTTGCTTATTACTAAGCAACGGCCCTCTAAGTTAAGGCTTTTTCGCCAGTTACAGTTTCTACATCCACTGCATTTCGCAAAAGCGAACCCATTTGTTGGGATAACATGGATATGTTGGCTGAAAACTGTTGGACAAAAGCCGTAGTGATTTGAGTACTCATTTTGAGTCTCCTACAGTTTGTTTCAATTTTCGGGTTACATCGCCAGGTTATCCCAGGGGGGCCTTGCTGCTTTTAACGCCAGCTATGCGGCTTGACTTACAAGCTTACGTGTTGGGGCTTTCGCTTATCCAACCTTGTGTCCGAAAAGCCGTGTGACTTCTTGGACATAATGGTCATGCTCGGGGTGATCCTTATCTCTATAAGGCGTCCCTGGAGCCATCATCTCTGCAATCTTTCGATCTGCTTCATCAGGTGTCATTACCAACTCGGTTGTTTCCCCAATGATTTTATCTTCGCCAAACTCTTGGCCGAGCTGGTGAAACAGCTTTACGATAGCCGGGTTATCACCAAGATAACTGCCATCTGCCAGCTGTATTTCATCAAACATTTCTGTAGATCCCAGCAAGTACTTTGCAGTGCGGGACGCTATGTTGACGTTTTGCTCAAATGCTTTGCCCCACTCTTGCTCTAGAGCTGCTTTGTTATCAGCCACAGATTGTTCAGCTGTATTGTTAAAATCATCTGTGTAGCCCGTCATTTGGTTGTTATAAAAATCAACCATCTTATTGGCTTGTGCTTGTGTTAGCCCGGCATCAAATACTTGCTGGCGAAGAGCTGTTGCTGTTTCGTCATCAAGCCCGTCAAACTGATATGCATCTGCTTTATCTGGTGCTCCCAACTTATTGTAGACTGCGCGCCATTCATCTGGCGTTGCGCTATGTCCTGGTATAGCAACTTTATCAGCTCCGATCATTCGCTGGGCGTGGACGTAGCTTTTTGCAAGTGAACCAGCGTCTGCAAAGTTTCGCAAAGATGGTTCGTTTCGTATTTCTTCTGGAAGTGTTTCGTAAAAGCTTGGGGCTGGTGCAGCCTCTTGAGATCCAGTGTCGGCTTGGATTGCCTCTTCACTCATTGTTTGGTTCCTTTGTTTCGGACAACATTCGAACGATCAACAGACAGGCTGCGCGTTGTCCTTCATTATATGCGGTTTCATAAGGATCGTTCGAAAACGTAGTTGTCTCAAAGCTGAACCGTGCCTTGAGATCACTCAGTACTTTTTGACCATCTTCAGTATTAAAGGTCCGACGATACGCGAGCTTGAGCTCCTCTATTTGTTTGTTCATTCAGCGGCCATGCCCTGCATTGCGCCCTGCATTTGCTCCAGCATCTGTGAGCCGTTTTCTGGGTTTTGCTCTATTACTGCCGCCGCTGCTTCTGCTTTCTGTCTACGCTCGCGCTGCACTTGATCTGTAGACTTGATAATGCGCGCTGGCATACCTGTCGTTTCAACCACATACTGGACCAACTTGTCCTGATCCAGATAATCCATAACCGGGGCGACCTGGCTCATTTGCAGCATGGTTTCAAAGCCTCGCAGCATTGATTGCAGGTCTGTCATCTTTTGTGCTTTGGCAAGCGGCGATACATACTCAATATCCACCTCTTGACCTTGAAGTTCGTCGGGGGGAGTTGGGAGTGCTCCCGCCCTCAGAAGTAGTGCAAAAGATCTCTGGATCATTGGTTGCAGCAATTCTGCCTGGAGCCGTCCCAACACAGGGCCGAGCAACCTCATTTTCTCTTCGTTCCTTTGCAGAACCTCGGTGGCTGTCATTGTCGGACCCTGCCCTAATAGCAGCTGATCAACATAGAAAGCCTGTCTAATCGCATTGCGGCGTTGCTCTTCCATGTTTAAGCCCAATGGATTGTTTGCCCCAATATTCAAGGGCTCCATTCTGTCTCGCGTTCCTGATCTGTAGAAGTTCAAACTGCCTGGCGTGGTCCTGATAGGCATTGCAAATCCGTCATCCGGGACCATAAGCGGTGGATCGATCTGCTTTTGAGCTGCTTTAATCGTTGTCTCGCTCATCTTGTTGAGCATTTTAACGTCTGGAAGCGCAGTCATGGCAGGGGATCTGCCATATGTTGACACTGAATCTTTTACAAAGCGGCAGACCATAAACGGGAACTCATCAAAACCGCTTTCACTTAGCAGCTGTCGATCACCATCTGTGTAATAAACAGAGGCCACGGGCTTGTTTATTGCGCGTTTGCCGCTGGTTTCTGTCCTGGGATAGACCGCATGCACCAGATCATGTTCAGCGTATGGGTTGTTCTCCAGGTCTTTCTTGATCTTTGCCGGTAGGTTTTCATCTGGAAACTGTTGAGCAATCGCCCGCGCTGTCATCTTAAAGTGGCGATAGACAGTATCTACTCTTCCATCCTGGCTTTCTGAAACTGTGATCTCAGCAATATGGCGACATGCAAACCTAACGCCCTCTGGATCTTCGCTGACGTAAAGGCAACCCGTGCCAAAAACCACTAGGTCATAATAGAGCTCATGGATTTCTTGCTGAAAGTTAGATCTTTGAAACGCCTGGTACATCTGGTCAATGCTGGCTTCAAGCCATTCGTTTGCACCATCCGATTTCTGCAAGGCTGGATCTCGGTAACGCATGCTAAACCAAGGTGTGGACGGGCTGGTCAGCATACCATGCAATGACGCTGCTAGAAGCTCAACAGCGTGAATAGCAGTACCATCGTAAATCAATTCAGTGCGCTTATCACCTTGCGTTCTTTGTTTGGTAATATCGGCTTTTCTTGGCAGCATGTAGTCAGCCAATTGTTGCCAGTGATTTTCCCAATTGCTGCGCTGGGCTTTCAGCGTTTTGTATCGCTTGTCCAGCTGCGCAACGAGGGGTGTGACTTCAGCCATATGATTTGCCGCTCATCATTGTTGATTTCTTCTTAGGCTTGGTTTGGCGTAACGCTGCAAAGTCCTTACCGTCGATCTTATCTCTTGGCTCTGCAGCTTTAGCTATTTTCTTTTGCTTGGGAGAATACTTTGTGCCAGGCATAGCTTATCCTTTGCTCATCATTGTTTTACGCTTCGCTGGGCTATGACTAAGAGGTTTGCTTTCGCTTGTGTGCTTTGCGCCAGTGTGCAGAGAACCGTCAGGCATTTTATGCGTGGGTCCATTGTAGACAGACCCGTCAGGCAAATAGTGCTTCTTACCTTCAGCCATTAGGAACTCATCATGGTTTTCTTTTTCTTCTTAGGAAAACCAGCTTTCATGTTGTTATAAGCTGCCGGGCTGACAGTGGAGTTTTTCTTGGAACGGGAAATACCCTTTTTCTTGCGGGCGTTCATATTCGCATACAGACCTGGTTTTGACATACCTAATATCCTTGTGACATCATGGTGGACTTAGGCTTTTTTCTCTTTAAGCCTCTGAGTTTATTACCTTCTTTTTTGCCAGACATTTTCTGTCCAAGGCGTTCAACTGGGTCCACCGTAGATTGACCCATCTGTCCCGCCGGCTGATAACTATCTGCGCCCATAATACCTGCCAGGTTCATAGGCTTTTTCTTAATCATCATGCAATTAAGCCTCTTCTGGTGCGAAACGTGCCATCATCTGATCCATCGTTTAGCAATCCAACAGGCGTGGTCAGTATCGTTGAGCGGCGACCCTTTGTGTAAAAGTCTATTGCATCATCTTCTGCAGATCCCGAAGACATTGGTTCTGCCGCTGCTTTTTCTTGAACACCGCCAAGAAGCGTTGAACTATTAAGGTTTTGCTCATTAACCGTCACCAGGCCTAATGCATCACCGCCAGAAGAAGCGGTTGTATTTGCACCAGCAACTGATTGATCCATCGATGCACCGCCAGCTGATGCAGCAACTATTGCAGCTTGAAGGTCAGACGCATTTTCATAAACAACACCGCCAAACGTCATTGCTTCTTTAAGAGCTGTTGCAGATGCCGCAGCCGCCTCTTGTGCTTCCTTTATTGCAGGGTCAATAAAAGTCGTATCCGATGTCACGACCTCATCAACAATGACGTTTCCATCTTCGTCTTTGCCAGGGCCAAAAGTACTGCCGCTTAGATCCACAATCTCTTCGTATTCAGTGTTCACCTTCTCAGCACTTAATTCACTAGCTACAGTGTCATCCGTAGCCTTTACGTTAAGATCGTTTACAAGAATTTCTTCCGTTGTTTCGTCATCGTCAGAATAAAGACGATCATAAGCATCTATGTCAGCTTGAATCTTTTCATTGGCTTTTGCGATATAATCAGTGGCTCTTTCATTAACTTGATCCACCTCTTCTGATGTATTTAACTCTATACCCTTGTCGGATCTAATTATCGTACCATCAGATAATTCAAGATAACTGTCCTGATCAGTTCTCCCAATCCAATTCCTAAACGTACCACGGCCAACAATATCATCCGGGTCAAACGTCATCAGCGTAGGGCGTTTAGGTCTCTCTTCTGCCATATTCTATCCTCTATGCAGCAAACGGATCATATTCCCGCATGGCCATTCTTTGTGACGGGGGTCCACCTGACCGCTCTTCACGCAATCCAACTGCAACATACCTAAAACAATCAGCTGCATGGCTCGACCAATCGTGAACCGGGGTAGACCTAAAGCTTCGCGTTCTCTCATTATATGCACGGTGATATTGGCGAAGAGCCTCAAGCCCAATCTTGCAAGCATCACGATCAAAATAACACCTGGGGATCAACATCTTTGCAGCATGTATTCCGTCCTCAATCGGCAACTTAGGAACAACCCTAAAGTTTAAGCCCAAATCCCAGGCAACCTCTCTACGAGACTTACCACTGCCCAACTCCCTGACCTCTATGTCATGCGGCGCAAAGTGGCTCCCATACAGATAACCCTTAGAATTAAGAACATGGCAATAATGAGGCAAACCCTCATTCCTGTTCTCATAATAATCTATCACATGCACAGATCTGCCCACATGCTGAACAAACCAAACAGACGTGGAATCATTCACGCCTAAATCAAAAAACGTATCCACCTTCTTAGATGGATCATAAGGAACACTACACACCCTGCCCGCAGAAACAGCATCCTCTATCTCAGATCCATAAATGCTCCCAGGAACATTCGCAGTCCATGAACACTCAAACTCCTGAGCATACTGATCAGGGCTCATCATCTTACGCGCAGCTACCAATTCATCGTCATCCAATAAACCAGTTTCACTCGCCCTATGAACCACACTCAGCCATTCATCATCGCCAACCGCTTGCTCATATAAATCATAAAAAGCATTGTGACCCTGAGGCGTTCCAATAAAACAACACCAACCCTTAGAGTTACTCAGAGCTGGCCGTATAACCTCAGGAAACACACTCTCAGGCATAGATGCATACTCATCCATCACAACCCCATGCAATTCCAATCCACGCAACGCCTGGCCATTCTCCGCGCCTAGAAGAGATATCCTGGCATTGTTAGGCAAATCACACCTAAGCTCCGTCTCGTTAAAACTTACACCAGGTATTCCACCAGCATACTGCTTCAGTAAATCCCAGCTAACCGACTTAGCCTGACGATACGTAGGGGCCATCATCGCATACCGGGGATGTGACTTCTTAGACATCATCGCATCACGCAATATATGATTAATCGCCCAAACAGTCTTGCCAAACCTACGGTGACAAACAACAACACCCCAACGCTTCACTTGCATAGAAGCATGTAGCTTCATCTGCAAAAGCCTTGGCGTATAAGGGATGGTGATCTGCATGGATGTGTGGGCCTATTGGATAGGTGTCTTATAGCTACTAGAGCTGGCGCAAAATTTCGGGGGGTGGGGGTACCTAGCTGCCTCTAAATATATGTTATCGGGTCTACTCCCCGTACACATTTGTTTGTTATCAGTAGCTTAGTATCGATCAGTTGCATTCCAGTTGCAGCTTTCTGGATATCAATCAAAATAAAAACAAAAAGCTTGGGTGTTTCGTGCGCGAGATTGGTAACATTGGATGTGTCGTATACAGAACAATACCCCTACCTAACCTAAGCCACCCTGATTACCCTGATGACTTGATTACCTCTCAGCTTACCCTGCCACTACAGCCTCATCAGCTCCTTGCCAGCTCACAGTAATACTTGCTGGCTGGTTTCCTTTACCATCCTCTGTTCTGCCTCTGAGCCCTAACGGAGCGAGCTGTCTGATGAACTTATCCTTCTGATCAGCCTCTAGCCTTCTTCGCTGTACTTCAGCCATAGCGAGCTTAGGATCATCTGGCAGTGGTGCTTCCACTAGCTCAATGATTTGTTCTCTGAGTATCTCGCACTGTATCTGCCTGGCACTATCGTATTGCTGATATGCATCTTCATCTTCTCTGATGTGACGATACACTGTCATATGGCATGGGAAATCATCTTGGCGGCACATAGCTTTAAGGCTTCTACCGTTCATTAGACCTTCACAGATTTTATCCATAAGCTTTTTGGAAAGCCTTGGCTTTTTTTTGATTAGCTTAACTGTCATGGGATCTCTGCTTAAAAAGGACCAGCTGCGAGTTTATCGGCGTAAGGTAGTATATTTAAGTTTATAGAGTGCAGCTGGTCTTGAGTTGTTTTGCTTGAGAGGAAAAATAAGAACGCAACATCTGTGCTATTCTACCATAACCCCTACTACATTTCGTGCATTCGTGCAAGTACCTTGCTAACTTTATCTATCACCTTGACAGTATCTGTCGCTTACCTTGCTTAGAACAAAGCTTCAAGGATAGCATCGTCAGCTGCTTTGCACTTATAGTACAGCCTGATGATAGCATCTGTGTACCTTCGCTTTACCTGTCTGCCATCAGCTAACCCTCTAAGGCGCGCAAGCTTATGCCATTGCGGGCCACGTTCTCTGAAGGCAGCTGATTGAGATACAGCCCAGACCATCCTTCGATCATCTGCATCCATATGCTTTATGCCGAGAAGAAGTGCGTGATCATATTCTGATATTTCTTTTGGCGTTGCTTTTGGAAGTGGTGCTTTGAAATCGCTGTAAC